AGCTGCCTCCCATGTCGAAGCTGTGGGATTCCCTAACCCCCAGCGTCTTGTACAACGCGAATGGGTGGAAGGTCACGAGGTGCGGGTCGATCATGGCCGTCAATGCGAGCGTGAAATTCGGCGGCGGCTCATGGGACTCGTTGAACTGCCCGTACACGGTGCCCGACGACCTCAGACCTAAAAAAGAGGTCGGCGTTCCGATGCTGGTCAGCAACGGCGGTAGCCATACTGGACTGCTTGTGGTCAATCCCTCTGGTCTGATACGAGCCGCGAACATGGGCAGTTCCGGCAGCACCGATAATCGAGTAGGCTACTTGACGTGGTTCGTCGGCGTCTAGGCTGGCATTGGGTCATCCGTGTACCAGACGCCGGTGCAGCCCGCGTAAGCATTGTTCGGATTGCCGAGCATGGTCACCTTGCCTGATTTTTCGCTGTAAAGGATTAGCGTGCAGTTTCCGCCGAACACCGCTATCGCAGTGTTTGCTGTCACCGGTCTGTAACCCTGTGGTATGGTTTCCTGCGCCGCCACGTAATTCTGATCGCCGCTTCCATCGAATTTCACGTTTCCGCTCGCGAAACACAGGCTGCCAATGCGGTCGAACCTGATAAGGCCACGGCTGTACGGCACTTTCCATGTTGCCGTGCGATGGGTTAGGGAAAACCATTCAGGCGATGACGTAGCTGAAGCTGATGTCGATAAACGACCATATGACGTCAGCGTCGTTGAATTTGTGGGTCAGCGTGATGTTGCCGCCCGTATCAACGCAGACAATGCCCCACACGCCATTGTTGGTACCGAAGAGGCAGCGCACCGGCACCGCAGGCCTCGAATCATCCTCGACGGTACCGATTACCACGCCTTCTGCGGTTGTGCGGATTGAACCGACCTGCGCGACCCAGATCGTGACTGCCCCAAGGTTCCTGACAGCCAATACATTCATCCCATCGAACGTTTTGGACTTCAGAACATTCCTGTGTTTAGGCTGGGTTAGGGAATCCCACAGCTTCGACATGGGAGGCAGCTGTTTGATGAGCATGACCGGCGTGCCGGGCGTGATCCCGCTGATCGGGATGCGGGCGATCGGGATCCACGCCGTGCCGGAGGCCGAGTGGATGCTGCCCGACGGGACGGTCGGGTCGGCGGCCGTTCCGGTGTTTGGCGTGCCTTTGAGCACGGCGATGGCAGCGGTCTCGATGTTCTGATTGTTCCGTGTGTATTTGAGGCAGACGAGGTCGTTGCGGTTCTGGCCGCTCACGCCGCTTTCGATGGTCGCGGTCTCGGCCTCGGTGACTCGCGCGTATCGTCCTTCGACCACGAGGTTGAGGACGGGGATCAGCGCGTGATTCGCATCCTGCATGGTCACCGTGGGGAAAGTGCCGTCGCTGCCCTGCAGCAGGTAGCTGCCGTTGCCGATGACCCCGGCCTGCATGGCGCCCATGTCGCCGCTGGTGATGTGCGGTGTGCCGCCCTTGCCTGTGATGAGCGTGGTGGTCATGTCAGTCCTTTCCCTCGGTAAGCCATGCCGTGTAGGCCGCGTCCTGCGTGGCGGCGAGTTTCTTGAATTCCTGCTGGCAGGCGGTGCAAACGAGCGCCTCCTGCGTCACTCCGTCCGCGGTGGTGTGTTTGATCTGGTGCCAGTCGCTCGACGTGCGCGGATCTCCGTCGGTGAGGTATGCGCTGTCGTGGCAGCGGTCGCACGCGTATTTGGTGATGTTCGTGGTTTTTGCCATTGGTGGTCCTTTCAGGCGAGTCTTTGCCAGACGTGTCCGCCGATGATGGTGTGGATTTCCTTCCATGTGCCGCCCTGGTCGTTGGGGTCTCCGGCGACGCACCAGTAGAGCGAGCCGATTGGGTGTGCGGCGAGGAAGGATGCCGCTGTCGCGCTGGATTGTGCGGTGATGGTGCCGTCCGGGCCGATGGTGATGGTCGTGCCATCGGGTTTGACGCCGCCGAGGGTGGCGGTGGATGCCACTGGCAGCGCGTACTTGTTCGCGCCGGACTGGATGCCGTCGAGCTTCTTCTTGTCTGCGGCGGCCATGAGCCCGTCCGCCGATGATGTGGCCTGTGCGACGGTGATGGCAGCCGTCTCGTCGATGCGGGTCACTGTGACTGGAGCCGATGCAGTGATGTCCAAGATTCGCGCCTGCGCCGCGGCCAACGCGTTCTGCGCCGTGGTGGTGGCCGTGTCGGCTTTTACGCCGGCCTGTTTGGCGAGGTCTCTGGCGCCTCCGATTTCGGCCGAGGCGTCGGATGCGGCCTTGTTGGCTTCGGTGGCGGTTTTGCGGACCGTTTCGAGGTCGGCGGCGGTCACATCGGCGCTGAACGTCCAGTTGGAGAGGGTGAGGCCGCTGCCGGCGTAGTAGGCGTGGCCGTCTCCGGAGCTTGACCCACCGCCGCCGGTCTCGCCGGTCGATTCCGTGGATGCGGTGGTCGCCTCGTAGGTTACGGTCGGGATGCCGTCTTCGATTTTGATGATTTTTTTGGTGATTTCGGCGGTGACCTTGATGCCGGTGGTGTTGTCGCGGCCGGTCACGGTGTCGCCCACGTCGAGGTCGATGCCGTCGGTAACGTCCACGTCGATGCTGCCTGTATCTCGCAGCTCCTGGAGCTTTGTCTTGCCTTTGGTCTCGAGTTCGGCGGCGTCGGCGTTGCTGAGCTCGTAGACGCTTGCGCGCTCGTCCGCGCCTTTGATGGTCTGCGTGTGGCTGAGCGTGCCTTTCTGGTCGGCGTACCAGTGGACGACGATCCTGTCCTTGAGTTCGCCCTTGCCGAGGCAGATCAGGTGGTTGACCGGATGCGAGGCGAGGGTCGCGTCGAAGTCGATGAGGTCGGAGTCGATGAGGTCGCCGGCGGCCGTGCTCGGCGGCGCGTCGACCGTCACGCCGTTCTGCGCTGCGGTGATGCGCAGCCGCAGTCCTGATGCGCGCAGCATCTTGGACAGGCCGCTCCACGCGTCGCAGTACCGGTCGAACTGCCAGTTTGCGGTTTTGGACGTGCCTTCCGTGACGGTGATGATGTCCTGCAGTCCGATACGGGAGATGACGGTGCGCAGGAGCGTGCCGATCGTGCCGCTCATGGTCAGGTAGTCCTTGCCCTTGTCGGGTTCGAGGATCTTCGAGGCGAGCAGGCCGTGCCAGTCGCGACCGTGGTAGGTGAGCTCGCCTTCGCCTCCGGTGACGCTGGTCTTCACGTCGTCGACGATGCCGCCCCAGCCTGTCCCGTCGACCCACCATCGGCAGCCTGGTTCCAGGCATGCCGGGCATTGGAGGTCGAAGTCGTTCTCCCCCGACCCGTATGCCAGGTCGAGCGTCCATGAGGCGTACGAGCCGGACGGCGTGCCGTTCGTGTCGGTGACGATCAGGTCCATGGCGGTTCGCTCCTCTCTTCGATGGCGGTCAGGTCGAATTTGAATCCGCCGGCCCAGCTGATCGTGCTCATGCCGGGCGGCAGCGGTTCGAAGATGTAGGTTCCGGATCCGCGTCCGGTTCCGCGCACGGCTTTGCCGAAGAGGTTGGTGCGCAGGCCGGTGTCCGAGATCATCATGACGGTTCTGCTATCGGAGGCCGCGTCAATCTCGAGGCGGCTACCAGCCGGTATGGTCGCGTCGACCTCGTACCGGTTCGTGCCGATGATGACGTACGGGTTGACGCACGGGCCGAAGATCGTGAGCTTCACCGGCTGCGGCATGCCGGTCGCGTTGGTCACGGTGTCGAGGATGCTCATGCCGGCGTAGTCGTACGGGTAGTCGTACGGGTAGTCGAGGTCGCCGCCGGCCTTGTCGGCTCGCGGGTCGTGGTGTTCGGTGGTCCCGCGCCGCCACACGCCGTCTGCAAGCACGATGGTCAGCTGCGTCTCGACCATCGTGGGCGTGATGGACTGCGGTTCGCTCTTCGCGATCCACGCCCTGGTCTCCCATTCGCCGTCGGCGACGAGCGTGCCGGGCGTGCCGGCGGCCATGTCGGCGTCGGCGAGGCGGCGCAGCAGGTCGAGCGTGGCTGGAGAATCGTGGATCTTCACGGTGACTGTCGCCTCGCGCGCCTTGCGGGTGATGCCGGTCAGGCCGCGTGCGCCGATGCTGTAGTCCCAGACGCGGCCGCGCAGTCCGGCGAGCGTTTCGCCGTACAGAGGCCCTTCGAAGCCGATTCGCTCACCTGTGGCGGCGCACGCGTATTCAAGCGATTGCACTTCTCACCTTCCTTGCGAAGTCGCGGTCCCCTATCGTCGGCGTGTACCTGGCGATGATCGATCCGAGGTCGTCGTGCAACGATTCGACGGCCGCGATGAGTTCCCGCAGATCGCCGTCGCCGGCATTGGCGCCGGTGCCGGCCGTGACGTTCAGCCTGCCGGTCTTCGACCAGTCCGCGTCGGAGAGGCTCATCGTGGAGACGAGCGAATCCATGGAACGGCTGACCACATGCGCGGAATCGTCGATGCCCAATGCCATGCCACGTCCGACCATCACGCCGACCTCGTCGCGGAACACACGCGACGGGGAATGGATGCCCAAAGCGTTCTTGGCCTTGTCCACCAAGCCCGACAACGCGTTGGTGATGCTGGAATACAACGAGCCGACCATTCCTGTGATGCCGTTGATCAATCCCTGGATGATGTTGCGTCCCGCGCTGACGAGCCAGCTTCCCGCGCCGGACACCGCGCTCCGGACGGTTCCGCCGATCCCGCTCACGACGCTCCCGACACGGCCAACCATGTTGCTTACGGTGCCGACGATGCCGCCCCAGACGCTCGACACAATGCTTCCGACGCCATTCCACAACGCGGCCCACACGCTCCGGATTGTCGAGCATGCGGCGGATACCACTCCGCTGACCATGCCGATGCCAGCGGAGACGACGCCTTGGATGCCGCCCCACACTGCCGACACGATGCCCTGGATGGCCGACCACGCGGCGCTCCAGTTCCCGTTGACGACCGCGAGCGCCAGTTGGATGATGCCTTGGATGACGGCGAGTGCGGTGCTGATGACTGTGGCGATGATGGTCCATGCGCCTTGTACGACGGTGGATATGGTGTTCCAGAGTCCGTTCCAGACCGTGCTGATGATTGTGACGGCGGTTTGGAAGATGGTTTGGATGTTCTGTATTCCGGCTTGCAGGAGTGGTGTGATGGTGGTGATGAATGTTTGGATGCCGGTGATGATCGCGGTGAGCGCAGTCATGATGATGGGGCCGATCGTGTTCCAGACGTTTTGGAGGACGGTGGTGATGAGTGTCCATCCGGTTTGCCAGATTTGTTGGATTTGGCTCATGGTCTGGGTGATGAATATGGCGATGGCTTGCAGGATTGGTTGACATGCGGTGCTGATCTGGTTCCAGATTCCCATGAACCATGTGGCGAAGCTGTTCCAGAGTCGTTTGCCCGTTTCGGTTTGGGTGAAGAACCATGTCAGTGCGGCGACGACCGCGCCGATGGCTACGACAAGCATGCCGATCGGATTCGCATCCAAGGCAGCGCTGAATGCCAATTGCACGGCGGTAGCAGCCTTGGTCACCGAGCTCCACGCCGATTGGGCGGCCTTGACGATATTGAACGAGCTGGCGAGTTGCTTCAGGCCGCCCGCCGCGCTTCCCACGTCGGATAACTTGCCGATCAGATCGAATGCGGCCGTGGCGGTCTTCTCCACGCCGGAGGCGGTCGCGGAGATGGCCTTCAGCCCACCGGAAACCGTTTTCAGCCCGGTCGAGACGATGTCCCAGCCCTTGACGGCGAGCAATGCGACGGCGATGGCTTTCAGGGCGCCGGACACCAGCGCGCCGTTCTGCTGCGCCCACTGTCCGACCGACTGCAGCCAGCCTCCCACCGTCATGAGCACGCCGGTCAAAGTGTTCAACAGTCCGGCGAAGCTCTGCGCCGCGGAACTGGCGGTGCGCGCGCTGTCGTTGAAGCCGAAGGCCCGCGAGACCGCGGCCGCCAATCCGGAAACCAGCGAGCCCAATCCGGAGATGACGCCGGTCAGGCTTTCAAGGAACGGCTGCAACGCGCCCGTCTCGATGAACGTGTTGACGAACGTCTTCGCCCATCCCGCCGCGTTCGACAACACCTGCGCGACCGAAGCGACCACTCCCGCGAGCGCGCCGGCGGTTGTGGAGAACATTGTGGCGGCTTCGCCGCCATTGTTGAGTCCGCCTATGAGTGATGTGATTGCGTTCCAGAGGCCAGTGAGTTGGCTTTTGAGGCTGGCCGTCGCCGAGGCGAGCATCTGGAAGCCGGGGATGTTGGCTAGTGTGTCGCTGAGGTTTTTGAGTTTCGCCTGTGTGGCGGGTATCGCGTTCTCGAGGCCTTGTTGGAGTGCCGCTCCGACTTTTTGCAGGGTTGGTGTGACGGCTGCGGTGAATGTGTCGATGAGTGGGATGGCTTGGTTGAACAGGCCGCGTAAGCCGTCGAGGACTGGTGTGGCGGCTGTTTCTCCGAGTCGGCTCAACGCGGCTTTCACGTTGGCCAGGGCGCCGGTGAATGTGGTGCCTGCGGATAGTGCGGCTCCGCCTAGGCCTTCCTGCATGGCGTCGGCGAAGGTCTGGAAGTCGATTTTGCCGTCCGAGACCATGTCGGACACTTCGGCGCTGGTCTTGTTCAGATGCTTGCCGAGCATTTGGAGGACTGGGATGCCTCTCGACATGAGCTGGAGCATGTCGTCGCCCTGGAGTTTGCCTCGGGCGGCGACGGAACCGAAGATCATGCCGATGTCGGTGAGGCTTCTGCCGCTGATCTGCGCGGTGTCGGCCACGGTCTTGAGGACCTTGGTGAGCTGGTCGCCTTCCTTGATGCCGGACGCTGACAGGCTGGCCGCGACGGTGGCGGCGTCACCCAGTCCGAAAGCTGTGCCCTTGACGGAGGCGAGCGCGTCGTTCATGATTTCGGTGACGCTCGCGCTGTCGTGGCCGAGGCCTTTGAGTTTGGCTTGCGCGTTCTCGATGTTGAGGGCGCGGGTGAAGCCGCCTTTGGCGGCCAATGCGGTGATGCCGCCGGCGAGGGTGGCGATCGCGCCTGTGCCGACCTTGCCGATTTTGCCGAATGCCCCGCCGATTTTCGAAATGAGGGTGTTGGAGCTTTTCTTGGAGGCTTTGTTGACGGCGTCGCCGATGTCGCCTTCGATGCTTTTGCCGAATCCTTTGCCGGATGGTTCGACGTGGACGTATGCGACGCCTATGTCCTGTGCTGCCATCGTGTTTCCTTATTCGTAGGTTGGGATTCCGATGGCGGTCGGAGTCAGAGGTCGTCGTTGATGTGGAAGTAGGCTTTGAGCCGTTCCCTGTCCTCGCGTTGACGGCGGGTGAGGTTGTGCGTCGGGGTTGGCGGGCGGAGCGGGTCGTGCTCGTGGTCGAACCATGGGCGTTTGCGTTGTCCGGACAGCGTCCAGACCGCCTGTTCGGCTCCGTCGGGCGCGTAGACGGCGTTCTGCAACGCCATCCACGAGTGGCTCGTATGGTCTTTGAGGATTTCGCGGGTCAACGCCCAGGCGAGTCCCCAATCGACTCGTGGACGTTGGCCTTCAACCCATTCCCGGAAGCGTACGGGCCTGTATATCTGCCCGTACGCTCGGATCCAGTCGTAGGCTAGCGCCGCGCGGTGGTTGTTCCAGAGGTGGGCGAGGTAAACGCTTTTGGGTCCAGTCCGGATTCGTCGGCCCACGCCTTCACCGTGGCGATGAGGTAGGCCATCGGGCGTTTGGTCTTACGTAGCGCGGTCCAGAAGTTCGGCTGCGCGTTCTCGAAGTATGCGAGGAACGCGGCCATGCACGCGCTGGTCTCCTCGTCGGAGAGCGTCGGCCTGCTCTTGACCAGGAGGATGGCCTGCACGAGTTCGATGGGCAGTTCCGCGTTGTTGAGGTTCGGCAGGTCGAGTTTCGCTCCGGCGACCTCGAGGTGCACGTCGGGCTTGAGCTCCTCCGCGTCGGTAAGGTCCACGTCCACGACATGGTAGGTGTTGTCGCTCATTTCGTCTCCGTTTCATGGTTATCGGCGGTTATGGGTAATGGTCCCGTGCGGCCGACCGCCATCGGCCGCACGGGAAGAATCAATGGGCTACTTGGCGTCTTCGGTGACGAGGCCCCATGCGTGGAACTGTTCGCCGTTGGTGCCCTTGAGCATCTTGAACGTCATGCTGAAGTTCATGATCTCGCTGGATTTCAGGCTCACGTCGTCGCGGTCGCTCACCTTCGCGTTGGTGCCGTACAGGAGGAAGGGGCGGTCCTGCTGGTCGAGCGCGACCAGGACGAGGATCCATTCCTTCTTCAGGCCGGCGCCCTTGATGCTGATGCCGCCGTCCGAATCGACGTCCACGTCGAAGTAGGCCGACACCACGTCCTTGCGGCCCTCCATGGCGGCGAGCTGCAGGGTCCAGTAGCCCGGATCCGTGTCGGACAGCACGATGTCGCCGTTGTGGGCCTTGTAGTCGGTGCTGTCGCCCGGTTCCGGATGCAGTACGGCGCCGTCCTCCGTGGAGTAGCCGATCGGCTTCTTGCTTGCCGGCGGGGTCCAGGCCACTCCGGTCGGAGCCACGAACGTGCTGTCGCCCTTGGGGAACAGGAACAGCGCGTAGTTCTTGATCAGGCGCACGTTGCCTGCGGTGTTGCCGCTGGACACGTACCCGTAGTCGGTCGCGCCCTGCGCGGCGACGGTGGTTTTTTCGTTGTTGTCAGACATTCGTCTGCACCTTTCCGTTCTTCGCGTGTGGCGGCACGTTGTCTTTGGTTGTGTTTCAGTTGACGGTGACCTCGAGCAGGAGCACTCCGTACGCGCACACCAGCCTCTTGTCCTCGTCAGTCATGCGTACCGGCCCGGATTCGAGTGACGCGTCGATGAGCGGCGCGACGGTTCCGAGCCCGATGATCTCCCTCGCGATGTCGGCCCACAGGCGTGCGGCCTTGTCCCAGTCGCCCGTATGGTCCTCTCTCATGCAGCGCACGCTCAGCCGCAGCCGCACGTACTGCGAGATTGGGGTGCTCATGCCTTGCATGGAGTCGGCCAGCGTGGCTTCGGTGAAGGGAGGTTCGAGGTCGCTTCGTTCGATGGTGTCGAACGTCACGTCCGGGAACAGTGTCCTCAGTTTGGGCAGGAGCAGGGGTTCCGTGCGCCGGGGAGTGACCGGGATGCTCATACGCGCATCCTTCCGAGCGTGTCCTCCAACGTGCCGTGCGCCTTCTCCACCGGTGCCGGGCAGATGATCGCCACGCCGCTGCGGTTCTTGCCGTCATGGTCGCGGACCATGCAACGGTCATCCTCTACGGCGGCTTCGGCCGCGTCCCTCATGCGCGAGCGCAATGTCTCGTTTTTGAGGACCTGTTGGCTGAACGCCTTGCGGTTGAATACGAATCTGCATCGTTTGGCCATGCTTATCCTTCCCGTTCGCCCACGGTGATGACGTCGCCGATGTGGCGTCCGTGGAGGTTGTTCCACACTTGCGGTTTTCCTTTGACGGGCAGGAGGATGCCTCTGACTTTGATCAGGTCGGTGGCTTGGATGCCGGTCGGTTGGCTACCGCGGATGTGGATCGTGTATTCGGTGGTCTGCGGGCTGGCGTTCTCCTCGGTCTGGTCGGTGGTGGAGGTTGGCGCGACCATCGCCTGGAACGTGCCGACGCGGGCGGGTTTGCCCTGGATGGGGTTGCCGTCCGTGTCGGTGGTGGACTGGCCGCGCCACACTTCGATGGTTTCCACTAGGACGTCTCCCCCGTTGCCATGTCGACGCTGAACGCGCGCTGAGCGTTGATGCCAAGGATGCGTTTCTCGTCGTCGCGCAGCCAGAGATCGCCGGTGGGCGCTCCGAAACTGTATTGTTCGCTGAAGCTGCCGGTGGTCTGGTTCATCTGCGTGATGCCGCCGGGAATGTCGTACGGGTCGGCCTGCATGATTCTGCGGACGATGTCGCAGGTGATCTTCGTCAGCAGGCGTGGCCGTTCTTCGAGGAGCCGCCGCCAGATGGGCGAGCGTTCCTTGATGTAGTCGGTCACGTCCGCGAGATGCGTGTCGGCTTTCTGACGTTCCTCGTCGGTGAGCTTGTGCCACCTCCGTTCGAGATCGTCGGAGGTGGCGAACATGTCCGGTTCGTCCGTCATGGTCACTTCTTGTCCGGCAGCTTGATCACCCCGGAGGCCGCGAGGCCGGTGATAGTGTCATCGAACTGTTTCGCCAAAGTATTGAAAGCCGTGACGAGCTTGTCGAATTCATCCTTGGTCGGAGCGGCTGCGGCGGCCTTGACGATGTTGCCGTCAACGTTGCCAATCGTCTGTTCGGGCGCGAACTGCTTGATGCCGCCGAGGGTGTCCTTGCCGGCCTCCGGCAGTTCGTAGGCACCGGAACCGGCGGAGAAGGCGGTGCCGTCAGTGTTGACAAGCCGCACCTGCGCGTCCAACGGGCCGACAGTGTGCTTTTCCTCGCCTGCAGGGTTGATCACAAGCGTCTGGATGGGGAAACTCATCGTTCACCTCACTTGGTCTTGAGCACGGCGAACGCGTTCGGGTCGATGACGGCGAACGCGTACATCGCTTCGGTACGGTATGCGATCTGGTTGTGGGCCTTCAGGTCCACGCCGGTCTGGTCCGGGTCGCCGTAGGCGATAATCTCGCTGGTCAGGTCGCGGACCATGCCCCATTTGATGAGGCTGAAGTCTCCCATGAACGCGAGCACCTTCGTCGGGGTCGAGGCCAGTCGTCCGTTGACGGTGCCAGAGGTCGCGGCGGTGATGCCGTCCAGGCTGCCGGCCTGCAGGTTCAGCGGAATCTCCGGATAAAAGCGCATGCCGGTGGAGGGGACGCGCAGCTTGCGCAGACGGGACGCCCAAGTCTTGGACAATGCCACGCCGTTGATGTCGTAGGAGTCGTTCAGCGCATCGGCCAGGGCGTCCACGTTGCTGATTTCGTCATCGCCGGCGATCACCTGCACGGCGGACGTGCTCAACGGGTTGAATCCGGAAAGCGCGGTGCCGGTCTTCGGGTTAATCGCATGGTAGATCACGTAGTCGAGCGCACGGCCCAAAGCGGCTGCCTGATCCGCCTGGATGCTGCGGATGATCTGCAGCTGGTTGTCCTCGTCGGCCCACTGGAGTTCGCTCGTGACGCGGGTGGTAGTCTGCACCTTGAAGCGCTTCGCCACGACGGAATCCACGGTCTGCTCGTAACTGTTCTTGACCGCGCCTTCGGCCACGACCTCGGCTTCGCTCTTGCCGTTGAACACGAGGTAGTCGGCGTCGGAGAAGATCTGCGGCGTGCTGGGGCTCAGGGACGCGATGGTGCTGGTGTCCTTGGCCTTGTTCACGATTTCGGTGGCCACGCTCACGGGGAGCTTGATCTGGTCTGTTTTCATCGCCATGATGGCTTGTCCTTTCAGTCGTTATCTGCCGAGGAGCTGATGGATGTACGAGAGCTCTTCGGCGTCCTTGTTGTTGTTCTGGTGCGAAGGAGAGGCTGTCTGGTTCTTCACCCTCGGCGGCTTGGATGCTGGATGCAATGCCGCTCGCAGGAGGTCCGCATGCGCTTCGAGTTCCTCTTTGCTGCCGCCGCGGAGCAGTTCGGCCGGAACATCCTTGTCTTTGGCGACTTCGGACACCCATTCGGCGTGCTGTTTCTCGGCCGCGGCGTCGTCGATCTGCTTGCGCAATGCGGCGTTCGATTCCTTAAGCTTGTCGATTTCGCTCTTTCCGGCGTTCTCCATCTCGTCGAGTTTCATGGCTTTTGATTTGAGCTCGTCGTAGTCCTTGTACTTGCCGCGCTCCTTCGCCAACCTTTTCTCGACGATCTGGTCGACCTGTTCCTGGGTGAACGATTTCGGCTCGCCGCCGTCGCCACTATCGCCGGAACCGCCCTCGTCCCCGCCGCCGTCGATGAGACGGATACGGGCCGGGAATCGGAATCTGTTGAACATGCTGTGCTCCTTCTTGCTGTTTCCCGTGGATTCGAGTTCGACCGCGCCACGGTGCGCTGTATGGTCCTCCCACGCGATACGGCGCATGGTCGCCGCCAACCGGACCGGCTGGTCGAGTGGTGGATGCAGGATTCGCACCTGCGTGGCTGTGAAGCACCCGATTTACAGTCGGGTCCATTCGTCTGCTCTGGCAATCCACCGAAATCAATGGTTTTTGGTAAAATAGAAGTACCGGAGGTCCCGTGCAGACTTGAAATAATAGCCTATTCGTGCGGGAGTGCCTCCGGGTTTTTATTGCAGCTCGATTTCTCTCATCCCGTTGTTGTCCAATAGGAACAAACGTCTGATCTTGTTTTTCTTATGCAGCGCGTTATAGCGGGAAAGTTGCGTCACCAGTTTCTCCGGAGCCGAGTATCCAGTGAGATCCACAATGAATGCATCCTTCACGACACCATGCTGCTCGGCTTTGGATACCGCTTTTGAGATGTTCTTCGAAATGGATCCGTAGTCTGGGCGTTTTTGCCGAGATGACTTAACCTCGCACTCAAGGTCTTGCTCAATCCATTTCAAGTCATTCGTCGATTTGTGCCCCAAAGTATCGCGTGGAATCCATTCGTAATGCTGTCCGAGTGACTTGAAATGTTCCAGGAACACGATTTCATGCATCTCAAGGACGTCTGCGTCTACTGGGACGCCAAGCGCCTTCTGCCTTCCATCCCATCCTTTCTTGCTTAATGATTTCTCGTCGCGCATGCCGGTGAAATCATGTTCGACTTTGAAAGACGCACGTTTCTTCGGCATGATCCCGTCGCTCAATTGCTTAGGGAACTTATGACGCATAACGAATGTGACGGCATTCGCGTCGGCCGAATCCAACTTGATTCCGGCTTCCTCGGCGGAGGACTTCCAATTCTTTCCCAATGCGTTGCCGTTGATGGCTTGCACGGCCTGATCGTACATGGCTTTATACTTCGCTTGGTCATAGCCGAAGATCTTGTCCTTGCCCCAGCTGCACACGGGAATGCAACGGCATTTGCCGTTATGGAAAGAGCCGCCGAAGTCCGCGCTTTCCTCACTGGTGTATGCGAATCCTCGGCTGGCGAGCATCACGCAAAATGCACAAGGATTGGAGCCTCGTGGGACGCGTGCCCATCCAGGATGCGTCTCGTCGGCGTCGCGGTTGTTCTGCGTGGTCAATCGTACAGACCTGCTCATCATGTCGGCAATGAACTGCTGCCAGTCGTCCACCGTCTTCAGGTCGGGCCAAAGGTCTTCAACAGTCAGCCCGTTGGCGTTGCCATGCTTCAAATTAGTGTAGTTATGCCCATTCCAATCGGTTCCAGTGAAACCGCCTACCTGACGGTATAGCACTTCATATTCGTCGCAAGTAGATGAGACGTAGGGCGGCATTTTGATGCCGGCGTATTTCTGCCACAGGTTCCTGGTGTCAGTGTAGTACCTGCGTGATCGTTCGGACGCATCGCGGGTGTACCTGAGCACTATGTCTTGTCGTTCCAACGGTTTCGCGGATTCCATCGCGTCGGTGGCGTCGTCTGTCAGATTCTCAAGATCAGTCTCATAATCCCTATGCAGTTTCTCCAGTTTCTGACGAAGCTGCGCTTTCGCCGGTTCCGGCAGATCCAGATTGTTCAGATCCATCCGTCACCTCCGAGGACGCCGCGCTTCTGTCCATGAGCTGGTCGATGCGTTGTTCCGATTTCTGCCGTTGCTGGTCGGCGCGTAGGCGGGTGATTTCCTCGCGGGTCAGGCCGAGACGTTCGAGTCCGACATCGGAGTCGGCGTAGCCGGTGATCTTGTCGGCGATCTTCGTGAACGCGTCGGCGCGCGCCGCGTCGGAGATTTCCCTTGTGGGCGCCCATACCGGATGCACGTCGCGCATGGAGTCGAGTATCGTGTTCGCGCCTTCGCGCAACGCCACGGCGATGCCCATGGCCCGTTTGAGTTCCCGTCCGAAGGCCACGTTCTGCTTGTCTGCGATGCGTGTCAGACGTCGTTCGGCGGACGCCATGGCCTCGGCACTGGTCGGGTTGTCCAATGTGATGCCCAGGTAGTCGACCGGCACCCGGGTCTGCGAGGCGACGAGCATGGCCATCGTCTTGAGCATGTCCGAATGGGGTGTCATGGACGCCTGCTGCACCTGCTGCAATTGGGGAAGGTTGCCGTCCTCGTCGGCACTGATCGCGTTGATCGCCTGGATGAGGCTCTTCCACGTGTTGCTACTGAACGCGTCCCTGTTCGCTCCGATGAACCAGAGTTTGGGGACGGAATAGAATTCGGCAGACGCCTCCATGCGGACCACGGTACGGAATCCAGCATCGACAAGGCTCATGAGCGAACGGCTGATGCGGCTGTGGCCGAACGGCCGGTCCATCTGCCTGTCATAGGCGAGCGAGACGACCGTCGGCTGATCGAAGTTCGTTTCGATTTTCTCCGCCCGCCATGGGGTCAGGTGGCCGGAGCATTCGTAGACCTTGCCTGGAAGCCACACGTTGAACGCGCATATCCGCCCGTCCTTATCGTCCTCGGTGATGGTCAACGCGGCGGCCAGACGATGGTCGCGCCGGTCCCAGATGCCCGCGGACCAGTCGGCGGAACGCGGAATCATACTGATTCGTTCCGGATCCTCCGGGTCTGCGGCGATGGTCAGGAAACTGCATGAATGCTTGTATGCGGATACGATCAGTTCGGACGTGGCCACGTCCAATTGGTTGTCCTCGAACAGGTCGCCAACACCCATCGTGTCGTCACCGGAAATGCTGAACCCTTCCAGGTCGCTCAAATCGCTCAATGATCGGACGGCCAGTTCGGGCCATCCGATCATCGCCTCGACCTTGTTTTTGATCTGGTCGGGGATGGAGATTCCGAAGTCTTTGAATCGTTCCTTGCAGTCGTAGTAGGCTCCGCGGATCAGGTTGCGTGGATATTTCTCTCGCCATACGCGCAACAGTTCGTGGATGATGGGCATGTCCTCGTCGTCGACGCCGAGGATGGTGCCGATGTTGCCGCTTGCGGTATCGAGGTAGCTACTGCCGGTGAATTTCGGTGCCGTGCTTACCGTAGTGCCGTCGGCCATGTAGAACACCATCAGACCATCACCTCCTGTCGTCTTCCCGGATGTCGTTTCGTCGTGCACGCCCCGTACAGGGCGAGTGTGGTGGACACGAGCGGGGTTATGTCAATGTCACTGCCGAGTTTGTTCCAGGCGATCGCGCCGGACTGTCCAAGAGGCCGCGTGGTCGCGCCCTTGACGGCTGCGGCCAGCTGCGGCTGGTATTCGTCCCGTGGATGCTTGAGCGTTCCGGCTTTGAGCATGTCGAGGAACCGGCCACATGCGCGGCCCATCTCCTGCATGTTCGTGACCATGACCTTCACATGTGCTTTCTTCAGTTCCGGCAGCAGGCTCATAGCGGGCGACTGGGCGTCGATGACCACGCTGGCGGTCTTCGGCCAGCGTTCAGCGAGCCAGTCCACGGCCCACATGGTTCCCGCCTGCCGCGCGTCCTTGATGTTCGCCATCTGGACGATGGCCGAACCGTCCGCGTATCGTAGCGCCGCTCCGATGGTCAGCACGCTCCTGTCCGGAGGCATGTCGATGCCGAAGCTCACGGTTCCCCCATCAGGCACGTCGTCGATGGCCGCGGCCTGCCACAGGTCCGGGCTGATGGCGTACGCGGTGGCGGTCTCATCCCATATGCCAAGCGCCTCACGACGGAATGAATCGTCCGACAGGTTGTTGCGCATGCGCATGATTGCCTGTTCGCTTGTACGTTTCGGATAGCTGGGATTCGCTTTAGCCCACTGTTCGCGGTCGTCCGAATCCGCGTCCTTGTCGGCGGCGAGCTCCACGTAGAGGAGGTTCCCATCATGGTTCAACGCGTGCATGCGCTTCTCCGTGAACGCCTCGCACTGGTCTCCCGGCTTGGGTGGATTGCCCATATACACGACCAGGGGATTAGGACTCGTGTTCAAAACCGGAATCATATTGTCCATCGCGCGCACTGTGAGGATCTGCGCTTCGTCGAACACGGCCACGTCCACGCTGTGCAATCCTCGGCCGAAACCGTTTTCGCGGGCGCCGAACATGATGCGGCTGCCGGACGTGAACGTGATCTCCTGTTGGCCGTTTGCTCTGCGAATGCGTTCCACGTACCGGCCGAGCACTGGATTGCGCTCCATCTCACACATGTCCGCGAATGTCTCGTCGCTGGTGCGCGTATGGTGGGCGGTCCAGATGGCTTTCAGGTTCGGTGTGAGTATCGCCTTGAGGAACAACGCGGTGCCGACGGTGAAGGTTTTGCCGATCTGCCTGCAGCTGGACAGCACGGCGCCGTCCGCGCCACACGCATACTTGCCTTCCGCGTTCTTGGCGAACAGAAGCCACAAGAAGCCCTGCTGCCACAAGTCGAAACGGATGCCGGCCTTGCGCGCGGCTTTGTTGATTCGCGTGAACTCGCTGCCGACGATGCCTTCCGGCTGGCGGAGGACCTTGGCGATTTCAGACAATCGACGCTCCGACATCGTCCGTCACCTCGTCTTCCTCATCGTCCAGCAGGTCGGTCAGACCGCCGCCTTGGAGTGATTCGATGCGTTCGCATACGTCGATGAGCTGGCGGCTGATCGCTGGCAGTGCGTTTGCCGGTGTGGACGTGTCGTCCATGGCCTTCTGCAGTCGGTCGCGGTTGGCGCGCAGCATGTCCAGCATGCTGCCGTCCATCATCCTCTCGAAGCTCCGCTGGTCGAGATCCCTTTCCGGCTTCTGTTTCGTTTCCACGGCTTTGACGGGCGGCTTACCGTTCCGGTCCTGTGCGGGCCGATTCTTTTTCCGACGCCGATAGTCTTTCTGCCTGCATTTCGCGGAGCAATATTTCTGTTGGCTGCCCTTGCCACTTGGCCTAAATTGCTTACCGCATACTTCGCAAATCATTGCGTTTCCTTCATTCCAAAACCAGTGAGGAACCCGAGTTCTTCGCGCAATCTTGTTGCAGCAGCTTCCGCCCGTGCAAGCGTCTTGAATGGACCTCTCTTGTATGCCTTCCTATCCTTGATAACCTCAACTTGCCATGCTTTTCGATCGTTACGCCAGTAAACACCACGGATTCCGGATTTGCTGTTCTTATTACAGGAAACACGATATTCGGAATTCTCCTGAACCGTTACTGCTCTCAAATGGTCTGGATTAACGCATGAACGGTTGTGACAGATATGATCAATCACCATCCCATCTGGGATAAACATGTTATGAGTCAATGCATATGCGAAGCGATGTGCCGGAACGGACGTCTTTGCCAGACGGAATGTGCCATATCCCTTTGGGTGATGAGCACCGTTCCATTCCCAACATTTACTAGGGTCAGTGCTTCTGAAGTATTTATTAAATCGTTCTATGTCAGATGCTGACGCTTTGAAAAAGGCCATATTCCGCCTTTCATTCAACGTATGCGTAACACAATTCGTTACGCTTAAATTTCAAGAGAAATATCGGCACTGCACCCGAGGCTACCCCAAGGGGTATGACCGGGTACCCTGCCCTGGTATCGGGTCAGATGCCGAACGTTTTGAACGGCATCGAGCTTGGTTTGATGGTCTGCTTGCAGGCCAGCAGCGCTCGTGCGTGTTCGTCTGTCTTGTCGCTCTTCATCCTGTTGCAGATGCGGTGCGTGAGCCTGCAGTTAGTGAAGCTGTATGGATCACCGCCGCGTGAGACCGGTATGAGCTCATCCACTTCGGCGCTCATCGGATGTGGTGTCTTCAATGTCTTGTCGACTGGCTTGCCGCAGATGGCGCACACATCGTATGCGGCCAGCACTCTTTGCCTGAGCATGCGCCGCCGGTATCCGTTGCTGACCCGCTCGTTGCGTCGCTTGCTCATGGTTATTCCTTCGTATGAAGTCCTAGCATGGCCGACCACGTGTCGACTAGGGATTCCGTCATCTGCGGATATCCCCTCCCGAGGTTATTCATGGAGCGCCTTCGGCGGGAGTCGAACCCGCGCATACACGCGGCCGCAAGGAAGAGGATCCGAAGATCTGCGACCGGTGCGATCTGCCACTGATTCCTACGAAGGCATGGACAGGCGGTTTGAGCATCACCGCATCACGTAAGCGCGGGATTGGCTTGCCTGCCACTGTTGGTGTATGCCCGCTCTGACGCGGAGCGGGCGGAGCGTGTCCGATATGCCGTTCGGACAGGACGGGCAACAACCCAGGGAGTTAGGAGAATCCAAGGTGGATATGAAAAGGGTTCAAACCAAGTCACCTCGGTTTGAACCCTCTAATCCACTGACAATTATGCCTTGCACTTCGAGAAACGTCAAATCGAGTCGCGTCGGGAAAGCTGCCTGTGCACGTCGGCGAGACGGTAGAGCGGCTGTCCCTTCCCGTTCTTGCCGGCTGGTTGGATCCTGCCACGACTGCGCCACGAGTAGATCGTGTTCACGACGCATTGGAACCCGCATTCGCGCAGGAGTTCGGCGCATTCCCCTGCCGTGAACGCTTTGCCGGATGCGATGCACTCCTTCAGGAAGCCGAGCCGCACGTCCACCACGCGGTAAGTGCCGCCGCATACGGGGCAGGTGACCTCGACCGCGTCGATGGGCGCCGACAGTTCGACACCGCACAATGGGTTCGGGCATCTTCCGATGCCGTGCTTGGAAGGCGGCACGTCGATGATGTCCAGCGTCTTTCGAACCATCGACTCCCACTCATGGTAGAAGTCGGCGATGTCAGGCATGCGGCGCAGTCGAGGACTGCCGGCGCAGACACGCAGCATGTCGACCAGCGGCGGATGCACGCCACAGGTAGCCCAAGGAATGGCAGGCGGAGCATACAACCGGCGCCAGAGTGCGATCGCGGCATCCTCGATGGCCTGCATGTGGTCGAGCACCGGCAATCGGATTGGCGTCGGCGCGGCTGGAAGGTTGACGCGCCCAGGCTGGCGGCCTCCGTAGTGCGCGGTCAAGTCCAGGAACTCATGCAGCGAATCCAACCATGATGGATATTCCCGCAGCCAGCCGCGCATCAGCCCATCGCATCTCGCGCACATGGTGTCGCCGACAGCGCATCCTCCGCCGCAGACGAGGCACACACCGGCGAGCGCTGGTGTTGTTTGGCTGGTGTTTGTTGTGGTGTTGGTGGTGGTTGGTTGGGATTCGTTGGTTGGTTCGTACATTTGTTCGATTCCCTCCGGCGTGGTAGTCTGGTTTGTGGTAATGCCAGAGCCCGGCCGGAAGGTCGGGTTCTTTGTTTATTCGGTGGCGGAGTCCTGTTTTTCGAGGTGGACGTGTTCGATCTTGGCTCTATGGCGGAGCAGATTGGCGTATTCATCCATGGCATCAAGCTGCCTGCTCAACAGGCTGATCGGACAGACGGGCTCGAAGTCAAGCGTGCCATCCGCATACCGCTGCAGCATGTCCCTGAGCCTGCCGGCACGAGCGGTCAATTCACGGTATTCGACGCGCATCCGTTCCTCATAATCGGATCCGTCGGCGCTCGCGGGTTGCGCTTGGTCGGCGGTGGCGAGCACTTCGATGGCTTGGCGCAGGTATCCGTCGCGGATCCATTCCGGTGCGGTCTGCCATTCCTCGTGGATGATTTCGGTGGAGTCCTTGCGGAGCGCCCATTTGAGTCCGAACAGGCGTTCGGCGACGGCTTCGGTTCTCGCGTCGATCGGCGGCAGCGGCGGGTCGAGTGTTTCCTCGCTCATTGTTCCGGTTCCTTTCCGTGGGATGATTTATGGCCGGTCTTCCAGATGCTGTGCCAGAACAGCCAGATCATCCAGGCTGGCACTTCGGCCCAGATGGTCAGGTACGGCGAGACGGCGTAGATCTTCCACCACCTGCCGCAGATGACGCAATGCTCTATCCTGCGCAGGCTGACCTCGTATTGCGCCGGGCCGATGCCATTGCTCGCGCAAATGAATATCCCGACCGCGCTCCGGCACGCATGCGGCGAGCGCCGTTTGTTACGACTGATGCTGTTCATCATTCCGCCTCCTTCTCAAGGATGTAGACGATTGTCGGCGGGAATGATGGCTCATAGCATATGTTCGGCTCCACCTCGTACTCGCCTTTGCCGCCGAGTCCCGGCAACACGTCGGTGCGCATCACGCTCCATCCGTCGGAAAGCAGACCGGCGAGCGCTTCCGCATTCTGCAGCTTCAGCGTGTACATGGATCCGGAGGCCGCGTACATAACCGGCACTACCTTAAATTTCCTGCTCACCGCTCCGTCTCCTTCTGCTCGTCCAACCACTTCTCAAAAAGCCGGTAAATGTCCAGCGAGATGGT